CCGCAAGCGCTATGCATCGACGCCGTGCGTGCGCGTCGAGGTCGCACCGCTTGTCGAGGCGTCGCAGCAGCTCGGGATCGCAGCATGACCAGCGACGAAACCACCCGCCAGGCGCCCGACGTGCCTTTCCGCCATCGCGGTCTCGGCATGGCGATGCGCTTCCGCTGCGGCTCCTGCAGCAACCCGAGCGACACCGAAGGCCGAGGCCTGCGCCACATCGCCGGGCTGCGCACGTACGTCTGCAAGCGCTGCAAGGATCGAATCGACGCGAGGCGCAAGCCATGACCTGCGACGCCTGTGACCGCGCTCGCGAGAACCCGAACTCGGGCCGCTACCACGCGAACTGCGACGACTGCGCAGCTCGAGCCCTGTCGCGCTCGCCGGACTTCGCCGAGGCCGCGCGCCAGGGCAACATGACTCCGCGGTATCGCATGGCGCTCGCGGCGTTCTTCCCGAAGTACGAGCAGCAGGGGCACGAACTCGTGAAGGGATGGGCCAAGCGATGAGCACCAACACAGTGCCGAAAAGTGCTGCGCGCAAGCCTCCAGGCGGGTCGCGCAAGGGCAAGCCGAACAAGGTCACGAAGGAACTGAAGGACATGATCCTCGGCGCCCTGAGCGACGCTGGCGGGCAGAAGTACCTCGAACAGCAGGCGAAGCTGAACCCGGCGGCGTTCATGACCCTGATCGGCAAGGTGCTTCCGCTGCAGGTAACTGGGAAGGACGGCGGGGCGATCAAGACAGAGTCGAAGTCGTTGATCGCGCTCACGGCCGAGGAAGCCTACAAGCGGATGCTCGGCGGTGGCTGACTGGGCTCCGGACTACGACGCGATCTACCGCGACAGGACGGCGCGGCTAGAGCGCATCCGGGCCGACGCATCCATCCTGCCGGGGCTGAAGGAGTTCTACAGGGACAACCCGGTCGCGTTCATCACCGACTGGGGCATGACCTTCGACCCGCGGAATGCGGAGATCGGCCTGCCGCCGACGATGCCATTTGTCCTGTTCCCGAAGCAAGCCGACTTCATCGCCTGGCTGCGCGACCTTTGGCTGGCCCGCGAGGATGGGCTTGCGGAGAAGTCGCGCGACATGGGCGTGTCGTGGCTCTGCGTTGCCTTCGCGGTCTGGATGTGGCTGTTTCACCCCGGGACCGTCGCCGGCTTCGGCAGTCGCAAAGAGGAGTACGTCGACGACCTGAACGACCCGAAGTCGCTTTTCTGGAAGGCCCGCCGCTTCATCACGCTCTTGCCGGCCGAGTTCATCCCGGCAGGGTTCGACGTGAAGAAGCATGCGCCGTTCATGGTCATCACGAACCCCGAGAACGGGTCGGCCATCGTCGGAGAGGCTGGCGACAACATCGGCCGCGGCAACCGGACATCGATCTACTTCAAGGACGAAAGCGCCTACTACGACCGCGCCGAGTCGATCGACGCCGCCTTGTCGCAGACCTCGAACTGCAAGATCGACGTGAGCACGCCGAACGGGAACGGGAACCCGTTCTATCGCAAGCGCCACAGCGGGAAAGTGAAGGTCTTCACGTTCCACTGGCGCGACGACCCGCGCAAGGGACCGGACTGGTACTCCAAGCAGCAGAACGACCTCGACCCCGTCGTCCTCGCTCAAGAGGTGGACATAGACTACAACGCCAGTACCGCGGATTCGTGGGTCAGCGGCGCGCTCGTCGAAGCGGCGCAGAGGCTCGGGCCGGCGGATGTCGAGGCGAATGGGCCGTGGATCGTTTCCGTCGACGCCGCGCACATGGGCGACGACGAAAGCGTGATCAGCCGGCGCCGCGGGTTGCTGACGCTGCCGCTCATCACGCACAAGAAGCTGGACGGCCCGGCGCTGGCCGGCGCGACGGAAGAAGCGTGCCGCGACCTGGTCGACGCGGGCGGGTTCATCGGGATGATCTCGATCGAGCTGGACGGACCGGGCGTCAGCGCGTACGACACGCTCAAGCGCGGCCCTTATGCCGCTGTCGTCGTCGGCTTGCACACCGGCGCGACGCTGAAGGACGACCGGAACTACAACGTCAAGGCCAGGCTGTGGCGCGCGGCGAACGATTACCTGAAGGCGGGCGGGTGCTGCATGCCGCGCGACCCCGAGCTGAAATCGCAGCTGTCGTCGTACCGCTACGGCTACCGGGACGGCGTGCTGCTGATGGAGGCGAAGAAGGACTACAAGAAGCGCCTGGGCCGCTCTCCTGACCGAGCCGACGCGTGGATCCTCGGGTTCGCGCCGATACCGGTCAGGCGGCAAGCCGAGGCCGAACTGATCCCGATGGTTTCCCCGTTCGCCCGGCGCTAAACTTGCGCCACTCCGGTCGGCATTGCCCGGCCCGCTGAGTAGTCGAGCCGCCAGCAGCTCATCAGCCCTCAAGGGGACGATGAACATGGCTCGCCAATCGACCGAAGACCGACTCGCCGAGGTGCACGAAGAAGCCCTCGCCGAGTTCGACCGAGTGCAACAAGCCCTGCGCGACGAGCGCATGCAGTGCCTCGAAGACCGCCGCTTCTACTCCATCGCCGGCGCCCAGTGGGAAGGCCCGCTCGGCGAACAGTTCGAGAACAAGCCGCGGTTCGAGTTCAACAAGGTCCACTTGGCGGTCATCCGCATCATCAACGAGTACCGGAACAACCGCATCACCGTCGACTTCACCCCGAAGGACGGCAGCAGCAAGGCCGACCTCGCCGACGTGTGCGACGGGCTGTATCGCGCCGACGAGCAGGACTCTGGCGCGCAGGAGGCGTACGACAACGCCTTCGAGGAGGCGGTCGGCGGCGGGTTCGGCGCCTGGCGCCTGCGTGCCTGCTACGAGGACGACGACGACGACGAGGACGAGCGGCAGCGCATCCGCATGGAGCCGATCTTCGACGCGGATTCGTCGGTGTTCTTCGACCTCGATGCCAAGCGCCAGGACAAGGCCGACGCGAAGCGCTGCTGGGTCATCACGTCCATGACGCCGCAGGCCTTCAAGGAAGAGTTCGGGCATGACCCGGCGACCTGGCCGAAGTCGATCGATCAGCGGTTCTTCGACTGGGCGACGGCCGACACGGTCTACATCGCCCAGTATTACCGCGTCGAGGAGACGACCGAGATCCTGCACGTCTATCGCGGCCTCGACGGCGTGGACATGAAGGTGCCGCATCACGAGTTCGTCGAAGACCCGGAGAAGGACGCGACGCTCCAGGCGATGGGCTTCCGCGAGGTGCGCCAGAAGAAGATCAAGCGCCGCCGCGTGCACAAGTACATCCTCAGCGGCAACGGCGTCGAGGAGGACGAGGGCTACATCGCCGGAAAGTGCATCCCGATCGTGCCGGTGTACGGCAAGCGGTGGTTCGTTGACAACGTCGAGCGCTGCATGGGGCATGTCCGACTGGCGAAGGACGCGCAGAGGCTGCAGAACTCGCTGCTGTCGTGGCTGACCGAGATCACGGCGCGCTTCGATGTCGAGAAGCCGATCCTCACGCCGGAACAGGTGGTCGGCCACGCAAAGATGTGGGCCGAAGACAACGTCAAGCGCTATCCGTACATGCTGATCAACGCGCTGCGTGACGCCGCGGACAACCCTGTACCGTCCGGTCCGCTGGCCTACACCAAGGCCCCGAACATCCCGCCGGCAATGGCTGCGCTGATCCAGGTCGCGAGCGTCGCCCTCGACGATCTGCTCGGCAACCAGCAGTCCGGCGAAGAGATCAAGCCGAACCTGAGCGGCAAGGCGGTCGAACTGATCCAGACGCGCCTGGACATGCAGACCTTCATCTACATGTCCAACTTCGCCAAGGCGATGAAGCGCGGCGGGGAGGTCTGGCTGTCGATGTCGCGGGATGTCGTCATCGAGGACGACCGGCCGATGAAGACCGTTTCCACCGACGGCACGATCGACACCGTGACCATGCGCCAGCCGATGGTCGACGCGAAGACCGGCGAGCAGTACATCGCCAACGACCTCGAGGATGCGAAGTTCGATGTCTGGGTTGATGTCGGACCCAGTTCGAGCAGCAAGCGCTCGGCCACCGTGCGCGCGTTGACCGGCATGGCAAGCATCTCCGACGACCCGGAGCAGCGCGGCGTCCTGACCGCCGCCGCAATCATGCAGATGGACGGCGAAGGGCTGCAGGACATCCGCGACTTCTTCCGCCGCAAGCTGGTGCGCATGGGCGTCATCAAGCCGACCGACGAGGAACGCGAGGAACTGGCCGCCGAGGCGCAGGGCAGGGGGCCGGACCCGCAGGCGCAGTACCTGCAGGCCGCGGCCGAGCAGGCGGTGGCCGACGCCGCCAAGAAGCGCGCCGACACCATCGAAACCA